CTAGATATTATTGCTCATGAAGAAGAACGTATCGAAGTTCTTGACAAACACTTCAGCAAAAATTAAATAATTATAAAGGGGTCTAAATATTTCTTAGACCCCTTTTTCATATACAAACATGGACATCCGTATCTGCCCCAAATGTGAGGCAAAGTGGGTAGATGGTCAACACTATTGGTCAACTGGAGCACTGGGAGATCCCCATGATCTTGCTGGTCTCGTCTGCAATAACTTAGGTGACGAGACATGTATCAACCCATGCAAAGGTTCAGATAGTGGTGATACATGGGAGAGAAGAGCAGCATTTATAGACAAAATATCTGAGGAAGATCAGTGAGGGATCACTGACAATACTCTGTAACAAACACTTAACACACAAATAGATAGTGTAGTCGCTTTCAATTAGTGAAGTACTTATTCGCACTAATCGCTACACTCTTTCTTGCTGCTCCTGCATGGGCAGTAGACGTTCAAATGGGTGCCAATGGTAACCTAGTATTTGAACCTGCAGAGGTATCTATTTCTGCAGGAGAATCCGTCCATTTTATTAACAACATGCTTCCTCCACATAACGTGGTTGTAGAAGATCATCCTGAACTAAGTCACGAAGCACTGGCAATGTTACCAGGTGAGGACTTTACGGTTGACTTTCCTGAGGCAGGGGACTATACTTACTGGTGTGCCCCACACAAAGGTGCTGGTATGATTGGCACTGTACACGTATCATGATTTACACTCACAATTTGATGAAGATTTTTCTTGACACTGCAGACCTCGAAGAGATTCGTGCTGCAAATGCAACTGGTTTGATTGATGGTGTCACCACCAACCCTACACTTATTCTTCGTAGTGGGAAGACCCTTCCAGAAGTTGCTCAGCAACTTGTAATGGAATTCCCTAACTTTGAGAGTATTTCTACAGAGGTTGTTGCTGATACCGCTGAAGAGATGATTGCTCAGGCACAGCAATATATTAAAATGGGTCCTGCTATCACAGTTAAACTCCCATGCACAGTTGAAGGACTGAAAGCATGTCGAGTTCTTAATAAGGCAGGAATTAAAACTAATGTTACATTGGTCTTCTCTGCTGCTCAAGCAGTTCTTGCTGCTAAGGCAGGTGCTACTTATGTGTCTCCTTTTGTGGGACGACTTGATGATCAATCTGTAGCAGGATTGGAGGTTGTTCGTTCAATCTCTGAACTGTATCGTATCTATGGGGTAGAAACTCAGGTACTGTCTGCATCTATTCGTAGCGTTCAACGTATTGTTCGCTCTTGGTACAACGGTGCCCAGGTTGTAACGATGCCCCCTAAACACTTTTGGGAAATGTATAACCATATTCTTACGAAAGATGGTTTGGATAGATTCCAAAAAGATTGGGACGCCGCTAATGCAGAACTTTAATAAAATTACATTAAATATTACTGTTGCCATCCTTGACTTCCTTTATAGGGGTCGGGATGTGCAGCGTTTTTGGGTGCTTGAGACGATTGCTCGGGCACCCTATTTTGCGTTTTTAAGTGTACTTCATTTCAAAGAATCTCTTGGTTTAAGAACAGAAGCACACTTTCATTTAATGAAAGAACACTTCGCACAGACGGTCAATGAGACAGAACATCTTGAAGAAATGGAAAGACGTGGAGGTCACTCTGCTTGGATCGATAGGTTTCTTGCTTATCACATGGTTCTTATTTACTATTGGATCATGGTATTTTATTATTTTGTGGCTCCTGTGTCTGCTTATCACTTAAATGCTGAGGTAGAACTTCATGCTGCTGAGACATATGGTGAATACCTAACACGTCATGTTGACGATGAGAAAATAATCGCTATACTTAATGATGAGATTGAACATTATCAAGAACTCACATTGGCTATGGAGAAAATTTAATGGGCATAGGACATCGTTTTAAAAAACTACCACCACCACCAAACTACACAACAAAAGAAGAAGTACAGGAGATGATCGATGATGCCATACGACAACATAATCGTAATGCTTCAATTATCAGTTTTTGTGTTGGGTGGGTTGTTCTTGCACTTTTTGCTGAGGGTTTGCTTCGACTTATTGGAGTTATAGAACCGCTATTCCCATGGTTGAAAATAACATTATAGAATGGATAGGCATAGTCCTCGCCTTTGTTTTTGGGGTAACTATGTTTTGTCAAGGTCACTTTATCTTTCACCAAAAACATGGATACTCCAGAAAAGAAACCGAAGACCCCGAAGCAAGAGACAGAGTTAGACGCCAAATCGAAAAGGCGCTTAGAAGTAGAAAGGATCAGTAAACATATTCATCCACATAATGATGAACCTGATCCTACAGCACACATGGGCAACTACAATTTTCCACAAATGTTATTCGCATTTTGTGTAGGATTTTGTACCATGTTCGTCTTATTTGTAGACGAACTAAATGATTTTAAGGGATGTCCACTCCCAGAGTATTTTCAAAACGAGGTAAAAGGATGAAGGTAGGAATGATCGGATTGGGACGGATGGGAGAAGGTATGTCCCGTCGTCTTTTAAAAGCAGGACACGAAGTACACGGTTATAGGAACAATCATGAAAAAGCTGCTGCACAATATGAAGCGGGTTATCTCAGTGGATTTACCACTTCTATACAAAGCCTTGTTCAAGTAGTACACAACCAAGATGGGATGGTCGGTAAGGCACCTGGTGTCTTCATGATGGTAGTCCCAGCAGAAACAGTAGAGGAAACACTAGATGAGTTATTACAGTTTTGTATGGAGGGAGATATTATTATTGATCATGGCAATAGTAATTTTAAGGACTCTCGCAGAAGGGCAGACAGGTTATCTAAACTTGGCATCTCGTATCTTGACTGTGGCACTAGTGGTGGTGTTTACGGTCTGGAGCGTGGATACTGTCTTATGGTTGGTGGTGCAAATTTTGCAGTATCCGCCTGCGCTCCAATCTTTAGGGCATTGGCACCAGGTATCGGAAGTGCTTCCAGAACTGATGCTCTAAGTTATGAGACAAGTGCTGAGCATGGTTGGTTACATTGTGGACCACCAGGTGCAGGTCATTTTGTAAAGATGGTTCATAACGGAGTTGAGTATGGAATCATGCAAGCATACGCAGAAGGATTTAATATCCTGCATGAAGCAAATGCTGGGGCACAGTACGTTAAAGAAGGCGATGCTGAGGTTGCTCCGATGGAGAATCCAGAAGATTATCAGTATGATATTGACTGTGCTGAGGTTGCTGAGTTATGGCGTCGTGGTAGCGTGGTTGGTAGTTGGTTACTCGATCTTACCGCTACTGTACTTCGCAGCGATAGAGAACTTAGCAAGTTCGATGGTGGAGTATCAGACAGTGGTGAGGGTCGTTGGACTGTTCACGCTGCTGTGGATCTTGGTGTACCCGCTCCTGTTATTAGCAGTGCGTTATACACACGATTTGAGTCGAGACGACTTGGGCGATTCGCAAACAAAGTCCTGAATGGTATGCGTGCTATGTTTGGTGGTCATGACGTTCGCTGATGTCCTTCTTTGGGGAGCACTACCTTTTGTATGTGCCACCATCTATTTCGGGTTACGAAAAGGTGAGAATAACTACTATGAATCAGACGACTACGATGGAAATGGAACAGCACATTAGTAAAGGCATTGTCATCTTTGGTGCAACAGGTGACTTATGTAAAAAGAAACTCATTCCAGCACTATACAATCTCTGGAGGAAAAAACTTCTACCAGATAATTTTGTTATTACTGGTTGTGCTAGAAGACAACCAACAGCAGCACAATGGAAAGAATCTCTTGGTGATTATCCAGAAGAATTCTTCCATCATTTAGATTACGTTTCGGCAGATCTGGACAATGTTGATACTCTTTCTCACCTTCCTGATTACCTACACGACAATACGTATTTTCTATCCGTGCCACCAGAGAGGTATGCTAATGCCATTCAAAATCTCAAAGAATCAGGAAAACTCGACGACCCAGACCGCTCCCGTGTGGTTGTGGAGAAACCCTTTGGGCACGATTATAAATCTGCTGATAATTTACAGCATGTGGTTGAGCGACATCTACGCGAAAAACAAGTATATCGCATTGACCATTATCTCGGTAAAGATACTGTCAATAACATACTTGCTACTAGGTTTAGTAATATTTTGCTGGAACCACTTTGGAACCGCCAGTACATAGATGAGATTCAAATCTTTGCTTCCGAAACTATTGGTTGTGAAGGTCGTGCTCAATACTATGAAACCTCTGGTCAGGTTCGTGACATGCTACAGAACCATATTCTTCAGGTTCTGGCATTAATTGCGATGGAACCTCCTTCAAAAATGGATGCAAGGGAAGTCCGTCGAGAGAAAGTAAAGGTTCTCGCTGCTACAAGATTATCTGAAAACATTATTCTTGGACAATACGATGGCTACCGTAATGAAGAGGGCGTTGATCCTCGCAGTGGTACTCCTACCTATTTCGCTGGTACTTTATTCGTCGATAACTGGCGTTGGGAAGGAGTTCCTTTTAACGTAATGACAGGTAAGAAATTACCATATCAATGTGTTGAAGTTGTTATCAAACTCAAAGCACCACCGCTAAAATTATATGAAGGAGAAGTCAACGACCGCATTGTCATGCGTTTACAACCTAACCCTCATCTTGATATCCGCATGGATATTAAGTCACCTGGTCTCAACAACGACTTGGAGTTGGCAACACTCACACATGCCTATCCACAAGACAGAGCGATAGATGGTTATGAGAAACTTCTTTTTGATGCTATCAATGGGGACCAGTCCCACTTTGTACATGCTGATGAAGTCATGGAGTCCTGGAGGATTGTTGATGATCTTCTCTGTACTGGTGACCGTTGTCCCATTCGTACTACTCCTTTCCTCTATACTGGTGGATG